ACTTTTGACACTTGCAAAATGAGATATGGTCAATGGAAATTACCAGAGTGGAGAAAGAAACCTGAAATGATGCCTCCAAAACTTATTTTCTTAGATGTCAATCCTACACAAACATGGTGTAAGAAAGTTTTTTATGACAAGCATATAGCCAAGAAACTTAAAGCCCCTTATTATTGTCAACTCATTTCTATATTTGACAATCCACATTTAGATGCTGATTACCTTGAATCACTTAAGACCTTACCTAAAGAGATATATGACAGATATGTAAAAGCTCTATGGGATGCTCTTGATTCATTAAATCAATTAGTACCCTGGGAAGCAATACACCAATGCAGTAAGGCAATAATTTCTAGTGATGAAACAATGTCTTTAGGTGCTGACATAGGCCACAGTGGTAATGATCCTACTGTTATGTATTTACTTAAAGGTCCTAATGTTTATAAAAAGTTTTCTTATCCTAAAACAAGAACTACTGAATGTAGAGATATCATTTTAAAACATCAACTTGAATATAGTATTGCTAGTGATCATATTTGTGTTGATGCTGTAGGGGTAGGGGCTGGTGTAGTCGATGAATTACATGAACGTAAGGTTTATGTCATTGCAATGAAAGGTGGGGCAAGAGAGATACTTAAAAGATGTGTGCATACACAATTCAAGTTTACTCATTGGAAAGCTTGGAGTTATTGGATAGCAGCAGAAGCATTAAAGAATAAACAGATAGGAAATTTTAATGATGAATTATTAAAATCAGATGCGGGTGCTATCTGGTATTTTATAAAAAATGATATGGAGATTAAGACAGAGGGTAAAGACGATTTAAGAAAGCGGATAGGTAGAAGTTGTGACGATTGGGATGCTTTTGTATATGCTTGGTGGGCTTACAAACAACATGAAATACTTGGTGGTATAGTAGGGATATATACTTCTACTGATTTGGCTAATGACAATAAGAAAGAACAGGAAGCTATGGAGGCGACAGCGTGACCCAACAAGAAAGAGATATATTATTTAAATTCATAAATAAGAATAAACTTAATTCATTGACTAGCACAGTTACATTGATTAATACAGTAGGGGTTAAGAGACTGATTAACAACATGGTAACTAAGGAAAATAAATGACACGCAAAACAATGGAAGATAAAATCAATGAGATACATAATTGTGTTGTTGGTACTACTACAACACCAGGATTAAGTGAGAAGGTTAGAAACAATACACGATTTATTAAGTGGGCTTTTGTTTCTCTTGGGTTTTTAACTGGAAGTGTCATAGGCTCAATTATTAAGAAACTATTTTAAAAGGTTAGGTAATGGATAATAAATTACAAATTGTTGATACTATTGGCCGACCAATGAAATCAGAACCTAATAAGAAATCCTTTCCTAATCTTGATATGGGATTTTTTAAAGGTGCTGGTAATAGTACAATAACAGCAAAGCAAATAAAAGAAAATCCTTATCGCTATCAAGTATGGGTACATGGTGCAGCTAATGCTATTGCTAGAAACATTTCCAAGTTACCAATGGTTATATCTGAGAAGGGTGACCCTACTAATGTCTTAGAGGATAAGTGGAATATAATTCATAGGTTATCGCATCCTAATCAGACAATGACAAGAACAACTTTTATTGAAATGATTATATTAAATCTTCTATTACCATCAGGTGCTAATAACGACCCTGGAGGTCAATCATTTTTATTACCACGTAATGCCTTTACTGAAATGGGTGATGGTAAAGTTGATTTGTCTAAAGGTATTATTCCAGATGTATTTCATCCTTACAATTCATCTTTCTTTAAACCAGCATTAAGCAAACCAATAAAAGGAATGTCCCAAGTTGAAGGCTGGACTTTTGAAATTCCTAATGTAACATCTAGTAAAACAGTATATCAAAGTAATGAATTAATACGTATCTATCAGCCTAATCCAAATAATTGGTTAGGGGGAATAAGTAATTTTGAGCCGGCTCGTATAGCTATTACACAAGATGTTTTATCTGATTTATATAACACCGGATTATATGACAATAATTCTATTCCATCTGGTATTATATCAGCAGAGGGTTATTTAAAAAATGATCAGAGAAAAGACATAATGAAATCTTGGCATGAAAATTTCGGTGGTGTTGGTAATCAGGGCAAGACTGCTGTATTAGATGCCAGTTCTAAATATCAAGCTATTGGTTTAACTCCTGCTGATATGCAATATAAAGATATGAAGAATGATGCTTTTGAAAGAATAGCTGCTTCATTTATGGTTAATAAAATTGCATTTGGTATATATGAAGATTTAAACTTTGCTACTATAAGAGAAGGTATAAAATTTTTATGGACCGATACTTATCAACCTCTTGCAGCATTGATATTAGAACCTATAAACGAACAATGGATAAGATACATTGATGAGCGTATAGAGCTAAGATTTGATTATAGTAATATAGATGCATTACAGAAAGATTTTTCTAAACCTGCAAGCGCGTACAAATCATTAGTTGAAGGTGGTATGCCTTTAGTAATAGCAGCAAGGATAAACAATATTCCTTTAACTAAACAAGATATAATTGATAACCCACATCTTTTAGAAGCTTCTCCTAAATTTATGAATGGTGGTGTTAATACTACAGAGGATAAAGAGGATATTGATGATAAAAAAATTAAGAGAATTAAATCTGAAGAGCCTATTGATGAACCTACTGAAGATACACATAAAGCAGCAATGGAAAAATTTTCAATAAATTTTATCGAAAAGGTTTTAACTCCAGGTGAAAAGAAATATAAAAAAGTAATGGATAGACTGTTTTATTCACAGCGCAATGCTATGCAGAGTAAAGTCGATTTATGGGAAAAAGAAAACAAAGCTGTTAAGACATTGAAAGATAAATTAATTAGAAAGATACCTCTAAAGACAGAATCGTTTCTTTTTAATATTTCAGAAGAGAATAAGAAACTTGAAAAATTATTTAAACCATTAATTAAAGACCAACTTGAATTAACAGAAACACAACTAGCTTCTGAGTTAGATGGTTTAATAGCTTGGAATGTCACCAATGAAATGGTTGATGAATTTGTACAGCTAAGAAAATCAGGTATAAATAATATTAATACTACTACTTTTAATAAAGCTGGTAAAGAAATATTAAAAGTAATAGAGGGTGGAATGGCAGAAAATGCAACTATACAAGAAATAGCGAAAGCTTTAAAAGATTCTATTGGTGATGCTTTAACTGTTAGGCGGGGTCAAGCTGAAATGATAGCAAGAACCGAAACAGGCATTATTACCAATACGGCTAGATTTGAAGCTTTTAAAAAAGAGGGTGTTGAATACCATGAATGGGTCACAGCAGCAGATGAAAGAGTAAGGACAACACCGTACAATCATTCTGGTACAGGTGGAATGGTTGTTAAGGTCGGTAAGACTTTTGAACCTGTTGGTTTGATATATCCATTAGACCCAGATGGTGAAGCAGGAAATATAATTAATTGCAGATGTGTAGCTGTTGCTACAACAAAACCATAGAGGTATCATGGAAGGAAAAGAAATAACGTACACCCCACTATACAGGGGAGCAGCATCACCCTTTGATATATGGGATTCGTTACCATATTAAAGGAAGGGAGTCTCCAATTAGTCAACCTTTGTGGTTGCGGTTAGAAGGGGCTTTAAATCTGGGTATAGATGATACTTTTATTTTATTCAAGAGGAGTTAAACAAAATGGCCGCTAAAAAGAAATATGCGAAACACAAAGTAAAGAATAAACTTACTAAAAATTCTGGTGGTCCTTTAGCTGGTACTAAGATAGTTAAAGAAAAACCGCTTAAAGATAAAGTAATTAAATCAGAACGTAAACCGGCCAGCGATTACATGTATGGCATAGGTTTAATTAACACAGGAGCTTAATATGCTAGTAACAATGAAAGAGATGTTTGCAGCCTATGGGGTCAGCAATGAAGCTGATCTGATTAAAGCAAAAACAGATTTAACTAAAAGACAAAGTAGAGTATTTGTTGATAAGAAACCTGCTTTGGTAAATATGACAGCAGATGAATGTAAGAAAGCTTGTGAGAAACAGGGCATTGAATACCTCAGTGGATATGAAAGCAGGGTATTAAAATATAAAGTTTCAAATGAGGCTAAAGATTCTTATGGTGATAAAGTAAGAGCTAAAGGAGCAGATTTTAAAAGACGCTATAATGAAAATCCTGTAATACAATGGAGTCACAACTATGACTTGCCTCCTGTTGGTAATTCAATAAAACATTTTTATGACAAAGATGATATTTCTGTTAAGTCTCATGGTTTATTTGCAGATGATAGAGTGGATAAATCCGGTCTTGCAGATTCAGTATTTCAATTAGCTAGGTCTGGTTTTATGAAAGCTTGTTCAGTTGGTTTTATGCCACTAACATATAAGATACCTAAAGACGCTGATGAAGCTGAA